CAATGCTCACGCATGTTAATTTTCGCTAATTGAAAGGATTTTAAGTACGCTTTCAAGCGCCTTTGCGCTTTACGTAATGGTTCTGTCAAATTATGGGGGCATGCGTCAGCTAAGGACAATCCTTCGCAGAAGAGCCATCCATACTCACACTCTTGATCTTTTAAAGATCCGGTGTATTTCCATGTTTGAGATAATGGTTGAGGAAAGTCGTTATAATATAACTTTCCCTCACAATAAATCCCAATACATTCTGACTTATCGTCAATAGCTTGAAAAATCATTGATTATAGATCGGGAGCGTTGCCGGGGGATGGTGCCGTATCATCGGCTTCGGAGGACGGAGCGATGCCCTTTGCGAGCAGTGTTTCATCTTCCTTCATTTGTGCAAGTACCTGTTTCTTAATATAACCCATAGAGCCCACATAGTCAAATGGTTTATTGATAATTCTTTCAAAATAATCGACCGCGGTCCTGAAACCTTGGCTTGCGGCCAAATCTTGACATTCATCAATAAGGATCCTCTGTTCGAATTCTTTAAATTGAGTCTCTTCTTCTAAAAATCTAATCTGACAATATAATTTAAGAAAATATTGTCCGGAGTAGGCGGCTTTTAACTCCTCTATCGTATAGGAAGTGGGAGTTACAATAGTCGATACAAGGCGTTCTCCGCATTGTTCGATTTTAACAAATTCTTTTTTAACGGCATTATAAAGCTCTAAAAGAATCTCTTTAAAAGCGTCATAATTTTGCCGGTGAACGGGCGTGTACATCATGCTTAAAATTTTATTGGTAGTGGTGGCGCCATAATCGGACGCATACGCTCGCATTCCTTCGGAATCTATATCGGCTACTATTCTCCATGGAACAAATTGATCAATCATAAATCCATATTGATTGCACACATTAACAAAATATTGCCAGTTGGGGCTGCTCACAAATTTTTGGATTTTTTCATGATCATTGGCCGGATCCAAGTCAGCAATTTCAATAGCAAATCCAGAACAATTAATAGGACAATATCGGCTTTTAATAAAGGCTGCTTTAGTAAAGGGGGTGCGGTAAGCCGTATTTTCTAGAGTCAAAAAAAGCTGTTCTACAAAATCATTAAAATTGGCCACGTTGATTTGATTTTGACGAAAGAGCTTTTGAAGTGCTTTTGAATAAGCTACTATCTGTTTATTATATAAATCATTTGGATTGATAAATGCTTTATATATTTGAAGCTCACTTAAAAACTCATCTCCGTCTTCAATTTTTCCATTATAAGCACTATAACGATATTGTTTAATAAGATCATGGAAAGCATTAACCACAAAAGCATTCGCATAGAAATTCTTTTGTCGGCATAAATTTGCACTAAACGCCTTTAAGCCCCCAAATACATTCGGAGTGATTATACTTATAGGAATGTTCAATTGATTTATTCTTCCATACATCAATTTTTCTCCTACATGAAAGTTAATTACATGCTTTGGGTTGTCAACCTTCATCAAACCGGTATAAATAATTCTTTTTTGATATAAATCTTTGGTGGATTCGTTATTGGTTTCTGCAAAATAAAAAGACATTTTAGTTTTCTCCTATCAACTTCCTGTGGGATTTTGGGATATTTGATCGCGCGCTTCCTCGGTTGTGGCTTCGAAACGGTCTTGCTGTAACCCTCGCATCGCGTTGCCGCGGCGCTCCAGGCGCGCCTGCTGGCATTTACTAATGGTGGTGGGATCCCGAATATCACCTTGTTGTCCTGGTGTGGGATCCGTATCGTCTGTAAAGTTTCCTTCTGACTCGTCTGTTTCTTTATTAACTTCTGCTACCCATTTAGCATGAATGGTTGTTTCGGCTTCGCCAATGCCCAGACGCGTCTCTACTTTGTGAGCCATAAAATATCCGCCAATACCAAATTGTGTCAAATCAAATTTTTCGCCATAAGAGCCTCCTTCTGATGGAGAAAAACTACGCGGGTCAACGTATAAATATTGGCCCGGAAAAACACTCGGAAGACAAAAGGTGGTAATGGTGGCATCGTAGAGAACCCTCAACTGGGACAATCCATCGTAGCCGTCTTGTTCAAAACGCACTTCTGCGAGGCCCGGCGATTCAGTTTTATTAAGGTTGACAGTTTTAACCATCCCCACGTCTTGCCCATGATTATAATGCATGATGCCGTTTTTTACATCGGTAGCTATATTACCTGTCATCAGTTCTGTGGGCTTGGTGCGCCCTGCATAATAAATCATGTAATTGGTCTCGCGGTGAATGCCTCCTTCGTCGCCAGTGGTGGCGCCAACGTTGCGCGGATCGCTACCATGGGGTCCTGAAATATTTAAAATAGGTGGCACAAGTTCTCCCTCGGAGCCATATCCGCCTGCTTGTGCGCTATTACCGGTGGAAAGAGGAACCAAACGGAGAGGGGTGTAAAGCGCGTCATCGCCACCACTTTTGCGGGCCAAATTAGCATTCATCGTATGATAAGTGAGAGTGTCTATTGCGCTCATACCACCTTCCGATTCCCTCATGCTCTCATAAGCAACTTGCGATGTATAATCGGTTACAGTCGCTTGATTCATTCGGATTTTCTGCTTAATATTATAACCGAAACATGTATCATTATTTAAAAAGTTTCGAAGAAGATGATTTAAGAAGTCATTTAAAAAACGAGGAAGAGTATAAACCGCGCGATCTTTCTTTAATAATTTAGACGTAAGCCATTCGTTAAAATATTTCATAGCGATAGGCAAATCTCCAAAATTAACAAACTGGGATTGACCAATGTTAATAGGATTAACAATCTCCGCTGGGCCCAACACAACTCTAAAACGTCGATAGGCCTCGTGAAATTTTTTAAGTTTATAAATTTCATATTGCTTATCACATTCAGTTATAAATTCCATGCCCGGGCCAGATAGACTTCCTTCCTCTTCGGGATCGAAATCCGTGATGATGGCGGTCATTCCATTTTCGCCTAAATAGGAATCAATCCCTTCCAAAATAGTGTCGACCAAATCTGCAACATAGAAATAAGGAATATTTTGTTCATTTACATCGTTAACATATTTACTAAACAGCCGACTATGACGCGAGGTCGAGCCGGCTTGGGGATTCTCACTTAATTGCTGCGTGGCGTCTTGTTCAATGCGTGCTGATGCATCCAAGGCTTCCGATACATCCAAGGTGGCGTTGCCTGTGGATACCCCTCCACCCAGATCTCCAATATCGGCATAGGGGCCGTTGCTCTCCCAGTCACGTAATTGATCATAAGTGATATTAAGATAATGTATTCTTCCGGTTTTAAATAAGCGTTTGTTGAGAGCTTGCAGGCTGTCTACTTTATTTTGTGAAATCTCGTTTTTTTCTTGTTCTTTTAGTTTATTCATCTCCTCATTGTTGCATGCTTTCTTTAATTTCTCAAATCTTAAACGCCGCGAAAACATAAACTTCGCAACGTCGAGATCAGTAAAAATATTAAAATGACGCTGGTCAAAAAAATCTTCCACATAAGCTAGATAATTGATGGTAAACGTTACACGCCCCTGTTCATCAAATTTAAAATCGTGTGTGGTGGGAGTTAAGTTTAAAGTTACAAAGCTGCTATTAACTGCACTACGAATATTGTTGTATTCAGTGCTTGCCGCTCCTCGGAAAGCATCAGCAAGATTTCCTATTTTATTGCCCCGATTTTCAATACTCCAAAATTCTTCGTCAGCTAAGACCGGAGGAGGGGCATAACCAATTACTGCTTTAAGTCTAAAGTTTAATTTTGCTAGTTCATCATTCTCCGGCGTAGGACTGGGACCTTCACTCGTTTGTTGTGAAGTTGCTGCCTCTTGAATACAGGCAAGCGGATCTTCGCCTGCCTCTTCGCTGCCTCTTCGATAGCCTTCCGGGACGCTATTGCCTACTCGGGGGCCCCCCGTCTTTAGCGCCAAATCTACATATCTATAACCTTTGGAAGCATCCGAGCTTTTACAGTCGCCGCGGCATCTCATTAGCTCATCAAAACTATTAGCAAAAATTACCAATTTGGCTTTAATACTCTTCTTAACAGCAAAAGGGTTGCTTCCATCGTATGTAAAATTAAAACTTTTTACGCCTGCTCCCAATCCACGTTGAGTTGCTGACATTAACATCTGTTGAGGAGAAAAAATTTGAGGGAAATTTCTTTCATAGGCATCAAAATTAATTTCCTGTTCGGTAGTCTCATCGTGTCCCTCAACCGTTTTCTCCGTAACTTTAAAAAATCTCATCATCGGTTGCAGCATCGAAAGTTGGGAATGCTGCGCTTGGAATAAAGGGAACATCTTAGGATCAGTTGTCATTAGATTCATAAACCCGAAGCTCGAACCATCAACTTGTAAACAAGCATTTCCCTGGAGAACCTCATCAAATTGTACACAGGGATTTTCAGAAGGGTTAGTGTTGTTATAGAATTCATTACTCTGGAGATAAGGTAGCCGCTTCCCTACTTCAGCATCTAACTGGTCTTTTTTGTACGCCACCAATGGGAAGATTTTGGACAAAAGAAAGCATTGTTCTTTAAATCCGGCTTTCTGTACGATTCCCAGGGCTATTTGTGTGCGCACGTCCGCGCGATCATAGTTGGCATCGCGTTCGGCATTCTTGCGCGCAACTTCCGCTGCGATGCTGGCTGCGACGTCATCGTGACCGAGAGCATCTCTAATGGCTCCCCAGTCAATTTCATCAAACTGGTTTTCTTCTTGCTCCATGTATACGGAGCGCCAGTACAGCCAGTTCATGTATAGTTCGCCGGCAAAAGTCATTAAATCCTTTTCCCCACATTTAACCATGTTGTAAAGTCTGTCTTTAAAGCCCGCGAAATCACTATCTCTGGTGACATCCATGCCTGCTAGAGTACCAGGGCCCCCGCCTTCCTGTCGCTGGGTAATTTTTTTCTCGCGATAAGTCTTGGGATCGGTGCCTAATGTGACAGACGGATGAAAGACCACTTTAACGGTATCGTCATGATCCTCACTGGCTAGAGGCCCTACCGTAACTTTGGACACGGGAACCTGCTGCTCCATCATGCGCTCATAAGCCATAACTGCTGCATCATAAATAGGAATTGAGCCTAGTTCGAGATTGTCCATGCAGCGAACTGCGATATTATCGTGGCCAGTATCGTGAGGGTCGGAGCCCTCGTGGCACACGACATCGCGATCTCGTCGATATGATGCATCCGCACTCCCTATTGCGCCTATTCCCGGAACTCGCCATATGCGTGTTCGAATGGTAGCCGCCTCATCCGCGGCGGTTGCATTAAATTGTTCTAAAAAATTAGGATGCCATGTTTTAAACTCTTCGTCCACGTCCATGTCCTTATAAGCCTCGTCCCAGGCATCTTTACCAACTAGTGTTAAATGGGCATGTTGCATCGCTTTAACAAAGTTTTTAGCGAATGTTCTATAGGCAGCGGCTGTGTTTTGTGCACGCTTATGGTTCGACTGGTCGAGGCCTCCTACGCCTCCAAAAAGAGGCCAGCCCGTAGGCGATAATTGGTCTAGGCAGTCGTCACCAGCGCACGGACTGGTCCGATGCCCCATAGGCTTAAAGCAAAATGCTGCTTCATCAAAGTCTTCTACTTGCGTAAAAGTTCCTTCTGCGCGTGCAGCGTAATCATCATGCTCGCTAATATAATATCTATTTGGATCCTGCATGTCCCAAAAGCCCATACTATTATACCTTTAAGGCAGTCAATGCTGCATCAAGACTAACCGGAATGTAAAGGACTGCGCCTGGGAACAGGTTGGCCTCCGTAGGATATCCGCTATACCACGCAATGACCCACCAGTACCGCACATCTCCATAATACTGATAGGCCAAGTTGGACAATCGATCCGTAGTTTTCCACACATGCTTATGGGACAAAATCTGACTTCTCTCATTTACAGTCGGGTGATATATCTTAGGAGTCACATATTGACGAATACGCTTTACTCCTCTTTTCTTTCTCAGGGGAGAATAATAATCGCTTGCATTTGTTAGAACTTTGGTGGTTGAATATCGTGTTGCCATAAGTTACATATCCGCCGCTACAAACTCTTTTATCAGAGCTTCTATTTGAGCAGCTTTTTCTTCCTGAGAGATCGATGACCCCTGCACTCCTATGAGGGCTCCCCATCGGTCACCTGTCATCGTCAGCATGTCCCATACATCAGCATATTGTGTCTTTACACTCTCTTGGAAAGCCCGGATCGCGGCGGCGGGATCAACTGCGGTCCCTGTACCGCCCCCTTCTCCCGCGGAGTTCGCAGCTTCTGCTTGAGAGGTTTCGTTCTCTTCTTCTTCGGGAGGGGGAACGGTACCATCTGGAAGATCCTCGTCAGCATCGGTGCTAGCTCCTGTGCCTGCGGCAACTTCTTCTTCTTGAGGGTTAAAATTGTTAGGGGCGTAATAATCTGCTTCCGATGAGGCTTGATTGGTGGCGCCATAGGGAAAGGCTATATTTCCAAAAGTGCCGTCATCAAACCAACCCAGAAATTGTTCGTGTATGGGACTAAAATCAATCGTAACTTCCATCATTTTAGGCAGGATAATACCGCCGGCTTGCTCAAATACTCCATCATCGCCAGAAACATTGTGCGCCACATTTACATTAGTGATGGCCCCCAACAGACCGCTCTCAGCTTGGGAAGTAAATCCTGCAATCATATTTCCTTTTATTGCATCCGCTGAGGTGTCGGTGGATAGCGGGGGGAGGTCCGCCGCATGCTGATTGGCGGCTTTCACCACCGCATCAGAAAAAAAGTAATCCTGGTTGGCGGTATCTCTTTTGCGCACCAAATTCATGAAGCCGAGTCTTACGAGTGGAGCGCCGGAGATTGTGTTGGCGTGCGCTTGTCCAGATGTCTCCTCCCATCCGCCTTGTCCTTGGTTGGCATCGGGGCTCCAGCTTCGAGGCTTCAGCCCGGTATAATTGGGGTATAAATATTGAATGAGCTTTTGAACTTTGGATAAGTTTTGATAGCCCTCGCTAACAGTGGCGGCCGGCACTTTAAAGGTTAATGAAATCTTGCGTGTTGTGTTTTTGAACATGTAAATAGGATCGGCTCGGCCATAAATTTGTTCTGATGCCCAATCGCTATTATAGGTTTCAGTAAAGGCCGTTACAAAAGCTTTAAAGGCTACGAAATGATCAGAGTTCACATGATAAAATGTAATGATCTGTTTCTTATGATTTGCTAGTACATCCGACCCATCAGTATAATGCGGTAAAGGACCGCCTCCATTGAACTCATTAACCTCAAACTGTTGGGTGCCCTTTGGACCCATTCTGCCAGAACCTTCTGCCATCTCGATCTATAATCTCCGTTATTGTCGTGCGCCTTCGGCAATTCTGCCGTCCACGATAGTAAGTACTTTCTCTTTAAATTTATCTCCATCAATCGTTAAAGTTAATGGAATAGTATATCGATCTCCTTGCTTCTGGGCGCCGCCACCAGCACCACCGGGACCACCGGGTGCAGCACCGCCCCCTTCGACTGTTGCACGCAAGCCCGTTAAAGCAGCTGCGGCCGCCATTGCGGCTGCAGCCATGCCAATAGCTCCAGTAAATCCTAAGATTTTCATTCTCGGCACCTTCACAATCGACTCACCAATTGCGCCGAATGCCAGTTCTGCGGCTTCAAGTTGTCCGGATTTTATTTGGCCTAGAGCCTCGAAAGTTTGGGTTAAATCATCATATTGTTTTTTGTCTTTTTTGAATGCAGAGATAAGGAGTCCAATCCCGGCCGCGGCTATCCCTAACGCAAAAAGTCCAACCATCGCCATCGGATTCCCTAGGGCTGTGGCGGCGCCTGCTAACGCCCAAATAGCGCCAACGACGCCCAACATCCCGACTGCTAATATGCCCAAATCCATGTCAGCCAAATTTGCAAATGACGACACAAGAATCGACATTCCTAGGGCTGCGAGAGCAATACCTGCGCCGATTCCTACGGCGGCGGCGCCCACTCCCCAAAGAGCCGCCGCAAAAGCTCCTATAACAGGAATCGCCGGTGCCGCGGCGGTTCCTGCGGCACCGATTGCTCTGCCCATCGTTGTAATCCCGCTGCTGGCCTTCTTAGTTCGAGATCCAAAAACAGCAGTGATGACATTTCCTACTTTCAGGGCACCGAAGAAAAGTTTTAAGCCAAGTGTAATACCTCCAAGCGTATAAGTCAAAATCTTAAGCCACTTAATATTTCTGGCGACCCATGCCGCCAAAGCAGAAAGCTTCTCCGCGAACCCTGTCACTACGGGGATCAAAGGCTGGAGAGCATTTTTAAGCTCTTCCATTGCATCTTTCATTTGGGCTGCTTTTTTAGCTTGATCTTCAATCTCTGCGGAAGTCTTGCCTATATCTCCCGTGAGGTTGTCATAATTGCCCGAGAGCATCATGGCTAAGTCGCTTACATCGCTTAAGCCAAGTGCGTCAGTATAAAACTTTCTTTGGTAATAGGACATATCATCGAAGGATAATCCTGCATCCAAAATGGAATCACGCATCATGTCGAATCTGGCGGAAGGGTCAGTTTCCATCATCAGATCCATTGCGTTCACAAAGTTGCCGCCCAACGCAGCATTAAGCTTGCCTGCTTGTTCAGCGGCGCCTTCAAATGTGTCGAACTTCTCGGTCATTTGAAGCAGCTTGCCTATTTCTAAACCGGTAGCCTTTGAGCGCATGGCTAAGTCTTTAAACGCTTGAGTTCCATTAGAGCCCATCTTGGCTAACTCGCCACCCACACTGGCAAAATCGGCTGCTAGTTGTTTGGGCGCAACTCCAAGATCCATAGCCAACGCCGTAATTTCACGGGCACTCGCGGCTGCTCCACTAGCACTTTCACCAAATGCCTTCGTTGCAATTTGCATGCCTTTAGCCACGTCACCCGCTGCGACACCAAACTCTCCAAGCACTTGAGTAGTTTTGGCAACTTCCTGCTGCACGGAGGGTGCTAGCATTGTAAAATCGGTGAAAGTGCCGTATAAGGCTTCATTGGCGGCGCTAGCTTCTTGAGCGCTCACACCATATTGACGGGTGTCCTCATAAACAGATGTCAGATTGCGAGCAAAACCTTCAGATGCGCCGGTGGCCTGCTGGAACGAGGACTCCATTTTGTCCACTCCAAAAGAGAGGCCGATAACAGCGTCTAGAAAGCCTTTAAGAAAGCCCGTTGTTAGACCGCTGAGGAATTTTTTAGCTCCTTGATCTTTAAAGGCGTGCCACATATCCTCCATTTTTCGGGTATTAAAGACAGCGTGTGTGCCAAATTCAGTTATGCTGGTTACTAAGGAGTGGCCCGAGGCCTCCATTCGATTGTACTCGCGCACTTGGTGTCGCAAAGATTCAGTGGTTTTAAGGTTGGTTTCTACACGCTTTTCTTCTTGGGCTGATATGGTCATTCCCATATCGCGTTTCTGGCCGGTAAGTTGTAATTCAACCTGGGCGTGCTCAGTGCGCAAAGCATCCTGCTCTTTCATCAACTCGCCAATCGCATGACTATCTTTCTCGGTTTCCAGCTGTGCCTTATTTACCTTTAATAACTCCTCGTTCGCAGCGAGCCTATCTTGAAGAATTTTTAAGGATTGGGCTTCTGCGGCATTTTTTTCTTCTATTTGTTCAGGAGTAAGTTCATCGGCCATTATAAGGGTCTCTTTAAATCAGGACTATACACGTCGCCTAAAATAAATAGTTTCTTAAACAAAAAGACAGAATTATGATTTATTCTCTTTATTCATCTGCATGAGGTGAGGAGGGGGAGAAGGCTGGTTGTGGACGCCTAATGTTTGCGTGTTTCCGCCGGATCCGCCCGATGAACTTTCTAGTGCTTCTTTTTCATCTTCTAATTGTTTAATAAGCCGCTTCACAAACCATTCTCTCAATCCGACTGGTAAGTTATAAGCTTCCGAGAACGACCATCCTCCCCAATATTTCAGGAAGAAGAATTGCTCGTAAATGTGCTCCATGTAATCATCGGTCAGGCCAAAAAAAGTCCGCGGAAAGCGGCACCTCCATGTCCGCTGCATAGTTACACTCATCACAGACATAATATTGTGTGAGATCTATGTTCGGGGCGACGAAACGATAAGAGATTCTTATATGTCGAGAATCTAGGGAAGGAATATTATCAATTAGATATTGAATAGCATCGGCTGAATCGTCACCGTTAACTGCAACCACGAGGTTGTTTAATTGTGTCGTAACATTCTTTTCATAATTGCTTTTTTTACGATCAGCTTGGGCACTATTTGTAAGGTGCTTTTCATCAACACCAGTTAGTAATTTAAAAGTAACAGTCATCCCTGTCTTAGGAAGAACCGTATCAAAAGTCCCATCTTGATTATTTACTATATCTCTGTCAGTTAAATCGATACCACTATGGACGGTTGCCTCGTTCAAATCAAAGCTATAGTCGCTAGTTGCGCCACACGAGGGACAAGTGACTTTAGTTTCATAATCATTTCCATAGCCAGATACGCGGGCAGCTAGGATAATAGCATTCCGATCTCCAACCAGAAGAGTATCTGGATTAATTCTCTTGTCGATGATTAAGCTTCGGATAACGCGGTCGAGCGCGACACCTTTGCGTAACAAAGTAACAGATGTAAGCATATCCTCTTCTTTAGCGGTCATTTGCTTAATCTCTATGTTGTCTTCTCCATGGAGCACATGAGTTTCAGGATAGAACTGTCCTTTGGATGGCAGTTCCACAAACTCGGTAGGTACCACAAACGAAAATCCGCTGCTTGCGGCATCTTCGTGAAGGACTGCGGGTGGGGGACTAGATGGTTTTGCGTTGGAGCCCCCAACACGATTTTTATTGCGTGACAATATACACCTCTCGTAATTTATTTGTCGTTGTTTTCTCTATTTTAGACGTTAAAGAATTCTGTCCCGCCGGCACCTGCCACTGCAATGGAGGGTCCGCTAGTTTCGACGCGGGCCCAGTCATACTTCAGGGTAACATCAAGCTGAGTTAATTCATCTTCGCCATATGCCAAGTCGCCGTACTTAACTCCACTAATAAAGGAATTCCACAGCGTCCAGGTTTCGAGGGGTTTTCCCTCCGAATCAATTTGGGTAATAATAACAGTTCCCAAAGCGCCCGCGGCTTTGGCTTTAGACATGGTAACTAAGGAATTAGCATCAGTAGGAGGAGTATAGCCTGATTGTACTACGATATCAGATAAACTTGCCGCCATATCAGGGTCAACCGGATCAACTAAGGCCAGTGTTATCTCTTGCCATGAAACAGAGCCCGGATAATAAAACGTATGATTTAAATACTTATGCTCTGTGCTAGCAATCTGAAAAGAAGGCTTATTAACCGTCTTGGCGTACCATAAAAGTGCGCCTCCTTGGGCAGATTGAAGGCCCTGAAATTCTACCGTAAATCTAAATTTTCTTTTTGGATCTTTTAAGGTAGTATCTTCACCGAAATTTGTTGACCAGAATGGCATTAGTTGGAACTCCTGTTTCTATTTTTATATAGTCTGTGATGTAAAAATTCTTTCATCTCTTTTAATCGTCGAATGAAGCGCCGGTCGAAGCAATCACGAAGTCAATTGCGATATATTCGATAGCTCTTGCGGGCTTCACCATAATCTTGGCATACAAAATGTTTTGGTCAATCAAATCCGGAGTCGTAGTCGTCTCGTCTAAGATTAACTTATAGTCGGTGATACCGAAATTCGCCTTGGTGTTAGCCAAGAGAGGTTCAATCAGAGACTTGAAGCGATTCCAAGTAGCCTGAACATTTTGTTCGAAAAGAACCTTTGTGGCAAGAATAGAAATCTGCTTCTTCAAGTAGATGACGAGCCTTCTTACATTAATTCTATCAAGCGCAGACTGGCGCTCTTGAAGCGTCTTCTGCCCAAAGACCACAATTCCGCTTGAGGGGAAGGTGGCAATTGGATTAATCCTGGCTTCATATAGGGTGTCACGGTTCTTAGAGGTTAATCTTTCGGTGACAGCGGTAATTGGGATACCAGCAGCGCCATCACTTAAGCCGCCTCGATTGAAACCTGCCGGAGCAAACCACAATTGGGAAACCTTTTGTGAACTTGCGAATACACCCAGCATTGCTACAGAGGGCGGAAGCCAGAGGAGTCGTCCACTTGCAGCATCGCGGGTCTGTACCCAAGGATAGAAGGTGCATCCATAACTGGAATCAATTCTGCGATTCCGCAAATTAGTTGCGGCTAAGGCGGGCGTCGTACCAATACGCTGATTCTTGCTGTTATAGTATGCCTCTGCTGAAGGAATATATACATCAGGCAAATCAATGACTGCCAGTGTATCTGCGCGATCTGCACAGACATCAATCATGCGTCCTGTTAAGGAAGTGTGAGTGAGTCCCGGTATGGACAGCAAGTTCATATCAATAAACTCGGGGTCCGCCACTGTGTCAATAGCCTGGGCATAAGTATGATACGCATAGCTAGTATCTTCGGTTACACTCGTACCCATACCTTTATTATAAAGGGGATCGGGCTTTTGGATATCAAATCCATCAAAACCACCCCAGAATGGCGCGGTAAAACGATTATATTCTTGGTTTAAAAGATTCTCATACGAGGACGTCGTAACCGATAAGGATGCTGCGCGAGATCCTGATTGATAAAAATAGTTACCATTGCCGTCTATGCGCACATTATCCAATGAAAATACATAGGTCCACCCATCTAAACCACTTTGGCCGGATACTGCTAAGGGCGGAGCCTGTCCTGGGACAGGATCACCTGGAAAGCTTGCATACAATAATCTATGCCAGTCGGCTACACTCGGATCGGGGCGTGTACTTCCCGAATTTCGAGTTACGGAGAAGCCAAAATAAGCATTTGTAGGATTAGAAAGACCGCCTGCAGAAGCAGAAATACGCAGTCTATCCACGGGGAAATAGAGCGAGGCAGTGAGCCCTGTGTTGGTGGTGAGTGCGGAGTCGGGCCCGAATCCACCAGTCAGAAACTGACCTGGATTGGAGTTGGCGACCGAGGAGCCTGAATCCCAGGCTACGGAGGGCACATTACTAATAGACCCAGAACCGATTACAAATTTCGTTGTTGTATTAGCTGTCGTGCTTGTAAGACCGGAACCGGATAGAACCGGTGTGAACCCGGGAGGGCCGAAGTACCCGAAAGGCAGAAGGAGCGGATCGGAGGCGCCGGCATCGACATCTTCGTTCATCTCAACATATACAAACTTTGACTCATTGGGATATTCGCCATATTGCTTAAGGCGTCTTTCATTCTCATCCCAGGACAAATACTTATCGCCAATAATGCGTGCTACATAATTGGGGGAAGTGGGATCGAGGCTACAATTATCAAATCGTTCTAAGATGATAACATTATTATCTGTATCCAGCAAAGACCTAATAACCACCGAAAATGTTCCGTATTGAGTAGTAGTACTCGTAGAGATTCTTACTTTTTCAATAGATACCTTAGCGTGCCTATTAAGCCACTCGCCATGTCCTCGTCCTCGGAGGCGGAAAAGTTTCGTCATCTGTGCAGGCTTATATGTAGCAGGATTGCCACCGAGATCTTGTCCGATAAACCAACCGGCCACAGCTTCTCGCGAAGCTTGGCTTTTCATATTGTTGGGTCCCTTTGTAGGGACACCACTGTTGCTTGCGCTTAATGCAATACCATAAATAGCACCTTGCATAGCCTGACCAATCAGAGACGATCCGGATACCATATAACTTCGAAGATTGCTTTCAAAACTTTCCCCTAGGAATATATGATCTTGAATGGGATAAAAACCACTAGCGCCTGAAACATTTAAGAGTTGAGGGTTGGTATTAAACCGCTTTCTAATAAAAGTTTCTGAATCGTCGTCAAATCCAAACTTAACTTTGTGCTCCGCTTTATTCTGATCGGTAAAAACCAGGGTAAATAGATTGTTTGAATCCGACCCAATACACGTAGCGGCGCCAGATGTGATCAAATTGCCCGGGCCGCGCGCTGAACCAGACAACACAATAGACCCACTATTCATATAAAAAATGGCTGCTAACATACCAGCAGTGGGATTGCCCGAAAAATTAGTGGCTGCTCCGGGAGTTACACCTTGAGGCGCCAACGTTAAATCTGTACCGGATCCGGATGGGAATACCCATAAACCATAGGCACCTCCTGCCGCAGAGACTGTACCGCCTCCGAGATTTTTGTCTCCTCCGGTAAGGCCCAAATTTCCTAAATTATTAGTAGTCTTCCACCCTGCTGCAGCATCTCCGCCGGCTGAATTGCCAGTGCTTGTTTGCTGCCCTAAAAGACGAATGTAAGTAAGAGGAGCCACGTCTGCATTTAAGAAGGCTTTGGCTGCATAGGTTCCGTACATCGGAGACTGGAGGTTGCCGTTTCGGTAAATATCACCGCCGCCGCGTCCAGGGACGGTATCGCCAAACATTTCAACGAAATCTGCATAAGATGAAACCCGAACTGGCTGCATCGAAAGACCTCGTTGTGCGCGGCCAATCACTACGGGGCCAATCGCTTGAGGGATTTTGGGGATAAAGGAGTTATCTATTTCATTAATAAAAACGCCCGGGGAGACAAATTTAAAGTTTTTCACTGACATATTGCTTGGTTCCTCTACTGTGAGTATGACATTATATCATAGTTGCAATCATAAACTAAATAGTATTTCTAATTTCAAAAAGCTCAAAAGCTCCTGAACTAAACAGAAAAACTAGCGTTCATGTCAGGAACTCTCGCCAAAGAACGGAATCTCGCCTCCTGGCACCTCTCTTTCTGAGGGAAATTGAAATTCTACGGTGTTTTCGTCCATTCGGACGATGGGGCGATCTGCGTTCTCTCCCTCACCAATTAAGTAGCCGAGAACTTTAATAGTAATTTCTGTGGTAAACATGCGCATATCTTCACCTAAGTTACTGATATTGTTGTTATGGGTGAAATTTTGATCAATAAAGGCTTCATAAGAATGTCCATTGCGCCGCATCACAAATGAATTAATCTGACCTGTGCGCGCAATAAAGGGTGCTAAGAGATCGTTCATTTGTTGCTGGTACTCTGTTTTCAGCATAATCTTATAATCAATATTAACGTATACTGGGATAGGAATGGAAAGAGTTTGAATGACAATTTTTTTGTTTATTCTCGGATAATAAAGCTGGCGAGTATCTTGGGCGTTAGTCCGTGTTCCGGAAGCGACGGCAAAATTTCTAGTTTTATCCTCAACAATACGCTTAGCAATCACAAACCTTCCGGATCTGCCGTTTTTGTTTTTAGAATAATAATGTGCTTGAAAAGAGCCTTTTTTCTGAGGATCTTTTACCACGGCCGTGCGCTCTACACTAATAAGAGGGAGCTTTAAGGCGCCGGCATCGTCTCTTAAAGCCTTTTTATTTTTAATCTGGAAAGCTCTCTCAGGCACTTGCCATAACACAGGGGTTTCAACAAACCCTTCATTTGTGGTGGTGCGTAATTTAAGATCTTTCTTGACCCATGAAACAATAGAATAGTCAATATTCTCTAAGGTTGAAGCAAGCATGCCTATTTCTTTAAGGCTGAAAGAGGACTCGTGATCCTTCGGCAGCATTGCAAAATCAAAATTATTAGGTAGCATCGAATAGTCCCTTTCTGGCTCTCTTACAAGTAGCGGTAATTTCAAAGCTGTGTTCCACTTGGCCAAAAAGCTTCTTAGGTTCTGACAGCTTTACGATTTCATAGAAGAAATCCCCATATAACACAAAGTCACCTTCTCGGACATACAAGTCTTGATCTTCGGTCAATCTGCGTCGATGGAAGTGCACCACAATTTCCCACAATTTGTCAATTCCTGCGTTTTCCATGTATTCAGTAACATAATCTGTAAACTCTACCAGGGCGTATACTCGAACAGGGGGCAGATAAGTTTTCTTCATGGCTTCCCCATATAATTCATGGAAATTGGTGGTTTCTAAATCAATTGGATAATAGAGAATTTGTTGGCCAATAACTTTTTCAATTAATTCATCATTAACTTGTTTTACGAGATCTCGCTCTTTTTTCCCTAAGAAAAGAGGCGGGGGTGGTGCGGGTGGTCTTTTCCATTCATTGTCAGACATGGTTTATCCCACAAATATGGGCAACGGGGAGAATTTCATCGTCTCGGCAGCGGCGGTCGCCCTTTCCGAGTCATCCTTCGTGAGTTGCACATACTCCATTTCTTTGAGAAGCTCTCTGAGCTTATCTTTGAGTGCCGTCTGCTCTTCTTTAGCTTGTGAAAGCAAGTCGCTGAAATTAAGTGTTACCGTTTCTCCGGGAATCGGTATCGTGGTGAATTTACCACGAATTTGTCCTAGCATTTCCTTGCAGAGCGCCAAGGCATACTTCCGAATCCATTGCTTACCGATAGAGTTAATATTCCCATAGGGAATGTTGCCAAAGGGAACAGTATTAATATTATTGATGCCCCCTACGCTACCGGTGTAGCCAGCGCTGTCATCCCAGGCGTTATTTTCTACATAGAACTTGACCCAAATCAGATCCATCTCTGCGAGGCCCCAATAGCTGGGCATCGGGAACAGTCTTAACCTTCCATCAATTAATTCATATGAGTAATGGGAAGTTCTGGTATAAATGGAGTCTTCATACATGATGGCTTGCAATTTGTTCTGCCATGTCGGAATAATCTCAAATGTAGAGTCATCGGCAAACTGCCCATAAGTAGAATAATTTCCAACGACACCTACACCGCCATAGTAGCCATAGAAGCGCCACATTGCCCTAGGAGAGCGGAAAAAAACTTTTGTGATGTAAACCCTTTTACCCTTAACTTTCCCGCTATAATCGACAGCTTGGCCGGCCTCGTCTACACCCGAATCTGAAGCGCTAATGATGATTCCTTGGATATTGTAATCTTGTACATCTTGTGCAGGTTTAAAGGAAGCTGAATATTGTCTCACAGTTCCACCAAAGCCGGCTACAGACGATAGTCCATCCCCTACTGTGCGGGCCGATTCAAACTGAAAGCGGGGATATTTCAAGGAAACATGTGTTCCTCCCAAACTGGAGGATAGGGAGCCACTTTTAATGTTGCCGATATGATCAAAGGTCCCGGTTGCGTTTCCCAACAGGCTTCCTAAGCTATTTTTACCCTGGTGAAGGTTAATGATATAAGAATACTCTAAGACCGCTTCTTCATAGGCTGAATAGACATTATTCGGCGTCAATTCAATATCTACGACATCACCACCCAGTTTTTTGTAGACATAAGCAACTTGGAGCGCTGCACCACTTAAAAAGTCGATTGACCCTGTGTAGGCCCCAAAGGGAACGCCGGCGGATACTTTGGCAGCACTTCCAGTCGAAGTAAGCACAATTGCGCTAGTTGTTGAAATAGGGTCAAGGGGTGTAGGCATAAAAGGGATCCTCTGCTACATTAATTAGTTGTTTATAAGCAAAGGTACCTGCAACTATTCATAAAACGAAAATCTCAAAAATGCGAAAAAATTTGCCAGATCGACTTTTTGAGGTTTTGTTCTCCAAAAACAAAACCCCTGCCACAAAACTGTGACAGGGGGCTTGTTGTAGGGTGATGATTAATCTACTGATTATTCATCTATTCACCTGACTCACCCAAGAGTCCGCGCACGACGACGATGCCGTACATATCAGGACGGACCATCTTCTTGGCGTAACGAGTCATCACGCCCTTACGGGGCACGAAGTCTTCGGGGCCAAAGATGGTAGGTGTGGTCTGCAGTGGCACATACGGTGCGTACACATATCCACTTTCAAGGAAAGAAGATCCGCGACGTCCGATGAGGAGCACGTTCCGCAGGAAGTATGGGTCAACAATGACGTCAAACTTCTTGGAAAGTGATCCCACCTTAACAGCACCAATAGAGCCCTTCTCATCATCATTAGTGACAGAAGCACGGAATCCAGCCGTAAACTCAAGGAGGTTGGCAACTTCGGGTCCGCAGACAACAAAGTTAGCACCACCCCGCAGAGTCTTGCGGTGAATCTGTGCGGAAATGTCAT